ATATGGTCTACCAAATAAACCAAAACATAATGCATCAAGAATGGTAGATTTACCTGCACCATTTTCACCTACAAATAATGTTGTAGGATTTCTATCAATCTGAATCTCTGTAAAGTTATTACCTGTACTTAACAGATTCTTATATCTCACATATTTAAATTTTAACATAAATTATAATTCTAAATCACTAGCTTCAACATATAAAGATTTCATCATACTTGTTAATCTTTTCTTATCAATATCAACATCAAGTTCTTCGATATACTTTTCTAATAGAGTTGTAGTATCTTCTGCATTTTCTATAATTTCATCAGATACATTTTCTGCACTTAAATCAGAAAAATCTTCTACAATCTTTACTTCGTATGTTCCTGCTTTTGTTAAACAAGTGTCAATAAACCTATCAAACTTATACAAGTCTTTTTTATTTACAACAATTACTTTTACATACTTTTCATTTAATTGTGTAAAATCAAATTTATCATAATCTTTATTAGTATCATCATAATAAACTTTGTGATATATTGTATATGGATTTTCTATTCTTGTCAATTCTCTAGTATCTGTATCGAAAACATGAAACCCTTTTGGGTCTTGATAATCAGCCCAAGTGATTTGATATGTTGTTCCAAGATAAAAGATATGACCATCATCAGACTTTTTGTGAAAGTGACCAGAAAATACTGTATCAAACATTTGAAACATATCTCTAGGATAACCATTTTCAGAAAAATGTCCTTTGTGCATTTCAAAACCATTTATTTCTAAATGACCAAAACAAACTTGTGCATTTGTTTCTTTCATTTGTTTAACAGTATCATTATAATTTTCTACATTAATCCAAGGAATAAAAAATAAAGGCAAACCATCAAATTCAACAGTTTGACATTCTGAATATATTTTTATTTTATCTGATTTACCATTTACTAATTCGTCTAAAGAATTTACATCATTTGTATTTTTATAGAATGTATCATGATTACCAACTAACATATGTAAGTTAATATTCAAATCTATAAATCTCTGAATAAACTTTTCTCTAAAGTCTTTTGCAATCTTATATGATACAAACTTTCTTCTATCCATAACATCACCAAGATGTATAACTGTATCAATGTTATTTTCTTGTATGTAAGGAAAAAATGTATTATCCCAAAACTTGTAGAAATAAGAATTGAAATTATCATTATCATTTCTTGCACCGAAATGAGTATCAGTAATTAAAGCTATTTTCATTCTTTTTTCTTTTTTTCTTCGTCATAAAACTTTTCTAAACCTTTTGGTTCTGTCTTTTTCTTTTTAGGTTTATAGACATCTTCATCAGGTAGATAGTTTTGTTGTAAGTATTCTATGAATTGAGCTTGAGCACCATCAACATCTTCTTCAGTTAAAATATCTACATTGAGATTCTGAATCATTTTATGTTTGATGTGTTGTTGTTTTTTCTCTTTCTGTATTCTACGAACAAATGCATAATATATGATTTGTGTAAAATAAGCAAAAGGATTCTTTGATTTTTCAGGATTGAAATTACTTGCATATTGTAGACAATTTTCTATACCATCAGAAATCATCTCATCACGATATGTGTAATTTATAAAGTTTGGTTTGTAAGATAAATGATTTGCAATTTTAAGAAAACATTCACCAATATAATTTGTTACTGGTGGTATGCCTTCATCTTCTTTTGCATTATTACACTTCTCTTTCCACTCTATCATAGCTTGTAGAAATTCTTTATTATCTACATAATGTTTTGTATCTTTAGTTGTCATTGTTCTTCCTCACTTACATTGTCATATTATATACTTTTATAATAAAAGTGTCAAGTAAGTAAAAAAACATTTAAATTTACTTGACAAGCCTTGACATTTATGATACTATTCTGTGTCGGTTTTGATAAAGTATTAGTGTAATAATTTACTTGGTGATAATAATAATCTAAACTTTTCTACGAGTTCATCTTCTATTTCATCAAGTTCTTCATCAGTAGGTTCTTCAATATCTTCTAGTAAATTCTCATCTTTATTTTTAAATTCAGTATTATATTTACTTAATTTATCTAAACAATATTCATAAAATTGAGATAAACCCTTTTCAGGTTTTGTAATTACTAATATTTTATTCATATCTATTTTAAAAGACTTATCTTCACAGAAATGAACCCATTTACAAAAAGAAATTCTTTCTTCAAGAATACCTCTTTTATCACTTGGAATACTAACTAATTTTAAAGGATTAATAACTTTGATATAATTCTTTTCATCATTAGCTGTAATATCACAAACTATTTCTTCACCACTTGTAAGTTTGAGCAGTCTATGTTTATCTATCATTTTATTTTTATCCTTTGTAATTCGTAATTAAATTTTTCTTCGTTGTATATATTTAGTCTTTCTAAAAAATGACCTAATGTATAATTTCTTTTACTTTTATATCTTAAATCATCAGCAATATCATAAAGTACAGCTTGTTCTTTTTGTTCACTTTTTCTTAAACCACGACCAATAGATTGTAATGTTCTAATTCTACTCTTTGATGGTGATGCAAAAACTATGTTATGTAAATTACGAATATTAATACCAGTAGAAAATGTTCCATATGAAGCAATTATAATTGCATCTTTTTCTTCTTCAGTAATTTCTCTAATCTGTTCTCTTGTCTGTGTATCAGTTCCACCATAAACAAAAAATATTCTTCTCTTTGTATCATTCTTAATTAAATCATAAAGTTGTTTACCATGTTTCTCTACAAACTGAAATAGTATTAAAGTGTTTCTATGTAAAACAAATGCAAGATTTTTTATGAATTCATTTCGTTTTGTATTCGTAACAATAAAATCTATTTCATCTTGGTACTTCATATCTTTTACAAGTTTACAAACTTCTTCAGGATATGATAAAACTAAACATCTTATTTTAAAATCAGCTAATGTTTTCTTATCAATTAATTCTTTTGTAGAAACTACTTTGTTTAGAGAACCAAATAATCCTTCTAATACTAATCTATGTGTTTGTGTACCATCAATAGTTCCAGTTAAACCAAAACGATATTTACATAAATGTAATTTTGTCATTATTGATGTTAAAGATTTTGCTTTGAATAAATGAGCTTCATCACCAAATACACAACCAAATTGTTCAAAGTATTTTTTAGGCATTTTATAGATTGATTGCCAAGTTGATATTACAATATCTTTTTCTACTTTCTTATCATGTCCTTGATAAATCTTTTGCATATGATATTCTAACCAACCATAATCTAAAAAGTCAGAATACATTTGTTCTACTAGAGATGTTGTTGGAACAAGTATTAGTATCTTTTTGTTTTCATCTCTTAATAATAAATTATAATATCTTACTAATGAATAGATGATTAACGATTTACCACTAGCAGTAGGGCTAAGCAATAATGCACGATTGTTTCTGATACCATAGTCAATGGCGTCAATCTGATAATCTCTAACTGTAATACTTTTTCCTTGAGATTTGATTTTAAGACTTTTAATAAATTTTGATAAGTTTTCTTTAGATAAATCATTGTTAATTTGTAAACTGTCATCAAGTTCATATTCTTCCCCATATTCTTTTGCCCATTTTAATAAGTAAGATAAAAGACCAACATAAAGTTCTCCTGTTGTTACAGAAAACAATCTTATCTTACCATCCCAAATTCTATTTCTATATGCTGGCATAAAACGAGCGCCAGGTACTTCAAATGTAAAATAATCTGAAAGTGCCATTGCAGTTGATCTTTCACAATCAACTCTCATGTATACTTCATTTATTTTTTCTATTTTCATATAAAATTAGGTCCACGAACCCAACCAACTAAAGTTTTTCTAATACCTTTTGTTACTGGTCTTACTCTGTGCCATAAATCAGATTTGAAACAAACTATTTCATTTCTTTTCAAAGTTATAGTTTCAAATCTTCTACCCTTTATATTAGGACCATGTATTTCTATATCAAGTTCACCACCTTCATATTCACTTGGGTCATTTAACCCAATAGAAAAACTTATTTTTCTTATATTTTCTTTAATAAAATTATTAGTATCTCTATGCCAATTGTAATGTCCATCTTCAATATAAACTGTATATTGTAAATCTTCTAATGATGTTAATCTATAATTCCATAAAGTTTGTTTATTAACTTCATTAATAACGCTGATTAAATTATCAATTGTGTATTTATCTCTTATCCATTTTATTTTTGAATCTCTAGATTTACTATGAACAGAAAATGTTTCTTTTTTATTATTATCTTTAGTATTTGTATTAACAATAGCATCTTCTAATTCATTTGTTTTTAAAAGATGTATATTTGATAACATCTTATCATCAAGAGTAAGTGTTACATAATCTGGTATTATTTTACTCATCCATACCTTCCATAAATCTTCTCCAATTAATAATATTTTTAATTTCAAAACTTCTACTATTAATTGTTTTCAAAACTTCTTCACAATAATCTTTACAAGTTTCAAAGTATTCTTTTTTCTGTAATAGA